TTACCAGATTGATTCTGTTTTGGGAACGCATATTATTCGAGAGGTAGGACCGTCTTTTATTGCGCATGGGAAACCGTCAGGAGAAAAAGTAAACTGGGGGCAAGACGCAAGTAGGATTGTAGAGAATGGGATGCACTTATATACTGTAGATGAGGTTGAAAGACAGGCATGGTTCACTGATGAAGAACGAGAGCGTTATGAAAACGGGGATAGGTGGAAAGATGAGCGATAAGAAAAGTGTTCTCGAAGAAGTAATGAAGGATATGGAAGATGGCAAAGAAATAAAGATTCCATCAACCAGTATAAAGGACTTTGTGGAAAGGAAATACGGGATGAGCGACAAGAGATACATTGTGCCGGAAGGGATGTTGAAGGCGGTTTCATCGGCGTACGGGGAGTTAAAATACAGCCAGTCATTTGTTCTGACGGAAAAGATTCGTCTTGTGCTATGTGAAGCGGCTATGCGCTGGCTGTCGGAGAACCGGACTCTTCCCGACGAGAAGGTTGTGCGAGAATTGTTGGAGGATTCTCTTCAGTATTGGTTTGTAGGCGATACTGCGCTAAAGAAAGAGGCGGCGTTGTCTATTCACACCCGGCTGAACGATTTATGGAGCGAGTGGCAGCGTCGGATGTTCCTCGCGCCGGAACCGGAGACTATTTGTATCCTAAAAAAGGGAGGAGAAGTCACGGTAAACATTAATACTAGGATGATTATCTGTCCTGCTCATCCAGACGGTCATAAATTAGATGTTGAACTAAAGAAATGCAAAGATAGTGGAGGATTTATGATAGGAGATTTTACTAAACTAAAGGATAGACATGGTTCATGCCCATCGTGTGCCCAAGGACAGAGTTTAGAGCGTGGCGAGGGAACACATTTAGAAGGAACGGTGGAGCATCCAGAGGATCGGTGGACAAAACATGAGGTAGCGGAAGCGATTCGGAGAAACTATCACTATACCGATACGGGAGACGGAGAAATCTTCATTACAAAGATTCTCGCCGACCTCGACCCGCCGTCAAAGCCGGAAGTACCGGATGAGATCAAAGACTTGCTCTCATCATCCGACCATATTATAGGTATTCCTCTTTTGAGTGGATTAACAGAACACGGAAAGGTCGTCATACTCGAAGCCTACCGGCGCGGCAAGGAATCAGGCAAGTAATGGAAGACCAGTGCGGAGAGTACGCGGCAAGTTTCATCCCTCGTTGGGGATCGTACTTTTCGTGTGTGTTACAAAAAGGACACGATGGGGAGCATAGGGCTGGTGGAGAGTGTGTTAAGCACGGAAAGTATGTTATGGAGCATACGGGGAAAGTTCCGAAGTGTCCACATTGGCCTGATTGCGCGAAAATAGGCGCAGAAAAACCTTGACTTTATCCTGCGCTTGTGAGAAAGTAGTTAAGTGAAACATTGTATGGGAGAGTACATGGATAACTCACAGTATGAAAAATTTCTGGAAAGAAAAAGGTACACCCCTATAGTTTCAGGGTTGACCGATATTCCAGAGTTAAATACTAATATGTTTCCTCACCAGAGAGATGTTACTTCATGGTCGTTGCGTCTTGGTAGGTCTGCTGCATTTCTAGGAACCGGATTAGGAAAATCTCTAATTGAAATTGAATGGTCAAGGATAATTTCATCTCATACTGGGATGCCTGTTATAGTATTAGCCCCACTGTCTGTGTGTTTTCAGATGGTAAGAGAGTCTGAAAAGTTCGGAATTGAAAACGTAAAGTATTGTCATAATTCAGAAGAATCAAAGGATGTTTCTATAGTCGTAACTAACTACGAGAGATTAGATCACTTTGATCCTGCCGATTACAGTGGAGTGGTTCTCGATGAGTCGAGCATCCTTAAATCTTTTGATGGTTCTACAAGAAATCAACTTATAGAATCGTTTAAGAACACACCGTATAAATTATGTGCGACTGCCACTCCATCTCCTAATGACTACATGGAGTTGGGAAATCATGCAGAATTTTTGGGGGTGATGACTGCCAATGAAATGCTTTCCATGTTCTTTACGCATAATGGAGGAGAAACTCAAAAGTGGAGGTTGAAAGGTCACGCTCGTAACGACTTTTGGAAATGGGTATGTTCGTGGGCTGTAAATATGCGTACTCCGGGAGATTGTGGATACGATGATGGTCCGTTCATACTTCCACCTTTGGTTTATCACGAACATATTGTTAAAGTAAATAAGCCGAGCGAAGGAATGTTGTTTGCGATGCCAGCAGAAACATTAAGTGAACGTCTTTCTGCACGTAGGTCAACGGTAGATGATCGAGTTGGAAAGGCTATAGAAATTGTAAACAATGAACCTGAAGAAATATGGCTAATATGGACAAACTTAAACAGAGAAAGCGACACTATAACCAAAGCATTAGACGGTGCGGTAGAAGTAACAGGTTCAGATATACCAGACTATAAAGCACAGTGCGCATTGGAGTTTTCTGATGGGTGGATTAAAAGGCTCGTTAGTAAAAGTTCAATTTTCGGTTTTGGGAGCAATTTTCAATCATGCTCACATATGATTCACATTGGGGTCACGGATAGTTTTGAGAGTTTCTTTCAGTCTGTAAGGCGTTGTTGGAGATTCGGACAAACGAAACCCGTACACGTCCACATCATCGCTGCATCGACAGAGGGGAATGTACTTGAGAATTTGAAGAGGAAAGAAAAAGAAGCTAATCAAATGGCTGATGAAATGGTAGCAAACATGCAAGACTTGACTAGGTTAAACTTAACAGGAACAGTTCGTGAAGTAACTCCTTACGAACCTAAACATGAAATGGATATACCAGATTGGTTAGTAGGGGGATCGAAGTGATTACTTCAAAAGTTCTAAATCAAAAATCAGGAACAGATTGGGTTTCTTACAATGCCGACTGCGTAGAGATTGCCAAGTCTTTACCGACAGAATCAATTGATCTAACCGTTACATCTTGCCCATATTCAAATCTATATTGCTATTCTGGAAGCGAACGCGATATGGGGAATAGCAGAAATGATGAAGAGTTTCAAACTCATTTTAGGTTGTTGATTGATGAATTATTTAGGGTTACGAAGAAAGGTAGAATTGTAGCTATTGATTGCATGAATATCCCTGCAATGAAAAGCCGAGATGGATATATTGGACTAAAAGATTTCAGGGGAGATATAATCCGTCAGTTCATTGACGCTGGTTTTATATTCCACAGCGAACATTGCGCATGGAAAGATCCATTGCTGGAAGCAACTCGCACTAAAGCCATAGGATTGATGCACAAACAACTTTGCAAGGATTCTTCTAAAGTTAGGGCAGGAATTCCTCAATACATTCTTGCATTTAGAAAACCTGGAGAAAATACAGAACCAATTGCTCATGAAAAAGGTTTAGAATGGTTCTTTGGTGAAAATCCTCCTAAAAATGGAGTATTATCTCACGAGAGGTGGAGAAGATACGCATCACCTGTTTGGATGGATATTGACTTTACCCGCACATTAAACGGAAGAGAAGCAAGGGAGAATCAAGACGAAAGACATATCTGTCCTATGGCGTTAGACTTAATAGAAAGGTGTGTTCATCTATGGTCTAACCCTAAAGACACAGTATACGATCCATTCGCAGGCATATGTTCTACTGGATATGTAGCAATACGGAACGGCAGGAGATTCGTTGGTAGTGAACTAAAAACATCATACTGGGAGCAGTCGTGCAAGAACCTAGAACGTGCAACTAGTATAAATTACGGATTGTTTTCTAGTGAAGAAAGTGACGATGATCATAGTGATGAAATAGAAGAGTAATAATCTTCATTCTAATAAGGACAATTTATGAGGCGATGGATCGAAAACGAGGATGACGATATAGTGGAGACTACTGCAAAGTGGTCTCCAGAGGCAAAGTGTTCCTGTCATAACAACGGAGAGCCTTACGACTTGCAAGGGATCAAGGTAACGTCTCTTGACCCAAACTGCCGAGTCCATAAGAAGACTCTCAGCACCTATCCTATCGCTGCGAGTGTGGAGCGGATAGTGAGTAATTGGAACGGGAGAGAGAAAATATGAAGAAAGACAAACTGGTAGGAGTCTTCACTATATGCCGAGAATGCGCAGAACATAACGGAGCAGTGTGGCCGACAGGACACGTAGCAACTTTCTGGACAGGTGGATGTGATGTTTGCCTAACAGAAAAAGGAGTATGCGACGTAAGTGACTGGAATTGGCCTAATGGTAAGCCATCAGAGTTCAGTTTGATGCGTAGGGATTAAGATGGCTGCTATCTGCTCAGAGTGTCATAGGTTCCGGTTAGACGGCAGGAATATGTGCAAGTGCGGGGAGATCAAGCATATATATACGATGATTAGCTTAAATCTTCGTTGTACATGGTGCTTTAAGTTGTTTACGTGGAAGGTACGAGAGTTGAATAGGATGCCGGATGGTATCCGTAGGTGCTGCACAAACTCATGTGCTGCAAAGTTAAGGCACTGGGAAGAGGAGAGGAAAAATGAGCGAACTTCATGAATGGTGCAAGGAACATCGGATTGTAGTATCACCGCAAGTTAAACGTGCGGCTGATTTTCTTGAGAGCAAAGGATACGAGTTTCTGTTAGACTTTGGGTACGAGAATGCGGAGCAGAAGGCAAAGGAACTGTTCAACTTTAACGCAGTTGAACCTAGTCGTAAGACGTTGAACGGTATGGTACTGCGGATCATGCGCGGTAAGGGTTGGATGACTCCTTGGGCGATACAAGCTAGTCTTAAAGTAGCAACAGCAGTCTACGTTTGCGATTCGTCCGTGAAGAGCAGGATTCGTGATCTTCGACTTCCAGAGTATGGGTGTCATTTGGTTGATAAGCGCAGGATTGTAGACTCTACGGCCTATGAGTACAAACTTATTAGGTGATGGGATAGGATCAAATGACGGACGAAAAAGTAGTAATGTACAACAGCGACGAATCAGCGACTCGCGTTGATATGCCGGGTTGGAAGTCACGTCTAGGACACTTCTATCCCGGAGATAACCCTAGCAGTGAGCATGGGGCGCGGTGGTCTGGCTGTACGCACCAGAAGTGTGTGTGCGGAGCGATAATGCGGCAAGGAGAAACACGCTGCCGTTCTTGCCAAGCAAAGATAGACAGCGAAAAGTATTATGCTTTGCCTATCGCGGATTGGGACGGTGTAACTCCAACGTGCGATGACGATCATGACAAGTATTTTTGGGATAAAGGTCAACTATTAGACGCGATGTTTTGGGAGTTGGAAGATGCTACGAAGCGAGGCGAGGAGCCGGAGATGCACGTGGTCATCTGCGATCCTCAGTATCTTCACACTCTTGACGGAAGCGAGTGGTCTGACGATCTTGCGGATGATGGAGAACTGTCAGATGATGTAGGAGCGGCAATAGACGCGCTTAACGTCGTCATTAAGGCGCAAGGACCGTCGTGCTGGTATTCTGGCAAGCAGAGGATTGACATGGAGCCATTGTGGACGCAGTTGAAATCGGAACTCGCAAAGGAAAAGAAAATATGACTGAAATAGAAGAAAAGGAACTCCAACAAGCTAAAGAGTATCTATCTTATTGGCAACGGGAGTTACGTCTTGACCACTGGGACATCGAGTTTCGATTTTCACAAAGAGATGAGTTAGGAGATTCGGCAGGTAGATGCGCGACACGTCGCTACAACGGGGCGATCATTGTACTTCTATCGAATAACGGAATGATACCGGAGTATGATCGTCTCTTCCGAAACGATATGGAAGTTCGGATGGTGCATGAATTACTCCACATTAAAGAATCGTTGTGGAGGGATAACCCAAAACTTAACGTGATGGATGATGATGAGTGGATTCGTCGGTCACATGAAGAGTGTTTGGATGCGGTAGCAGAGGCTTTAGTTCGCGCTAGGAGAGGAATCACTAGATGACAGATTTTTATATCGAAAGAGAGGAAGATAGATCGTTTGCAGTGAGAAGGCCAGGATCGGAAAGAGCCAGCGCGATCCGCGCAACTCAAGACGAAGCTATTGAGTGGGTGCGTAAAAATAACCGGAATGCGAGGATTTTCATTGATCGCGTCTGCAAAACCCATGTTGGCGGAAGAGACAGGTGGGAAGAAGTGGTGGATACAGCGAAATAGGGCTTGACAGACGCGAACAAAGCGCATATAAAAGATTGAGAGGCAAGCATGGGTCGGAACAAGCGTATAATGGATACAGAAATAAAGGGAGAAATGCAGTCTATCGCGGCTACATGGAAGCAGTTTCGGATAGATAACGGACTGACTCAAAAGCTCTTAGCGGAAGTTACAGAGGTGAGTCGCAGGACGATTCAGAGCATTGAGGCTGGTTTAATTATCCCTCAACCTGCTACAATTGCGAAGTTTGAGGAATTGCGGAAAAAGTACGAGAAGAACGGAAAAGTAAGCCGCAAAAGCCTACGGAAACCCAAGGACGAGCAGGACGATTACGATTTTTAATGGAATAATCACCCAAACAACAGATTCAAAAGGAGATGTTCATGGCAGAAGTAAATGTTGAGGGTCTTTCAGGAACGGAAGTTATCGAGTATGTCCTCAATCAAATTCGTCGTAAACTCAAGTATTCATGCAACCTGAGAGAAGCTGATAGTTACGGTCAAGGATTTTCAGGAACGGTTACAATAAACCTGAAAATGTACGCGATGGACGTTACGGAAGAGACTTTTACCGTAAATATCCAGCCAAAGGGAGAGATTCCTACATCTACAGAGACGGTAACGGTGACTCCGTTCGATGTGGATGAGAAGCTGGAGATTCCGCAGGAACTCGATCTTGAGGCTGTACGTGAGCGTAGTAAGATTCCTGAGCCGTTGCCAGAGCCTAGCGAGGCTGGAGAGTCTCGGATGCCTGAGAGGTTGAAGAGGCGCTACACTAGGAGAACAGGAGTTGCCTCATTGGAGCAGACGGCATCGGGTGGTGGGGCGGTTGATCTGGAGAATGAACCTAGTTTCTAACGGGAGAAAATCATGGAGCATGAAGTAATTGCAAGGGCGGCAATGGCCGCTCACGAAGCTAATAGAGTGCTTTGTTTGGCACTTGGCGACACATCTCAACCGAAGTGGGAAGATGCTCCATCGTGGCAGAAAGACAGTGCGGAATCAGGCGTGCGGATGATTGTATCAAACCCTGAAACAACTCCTGAGCAATCACACGAAGGATGGCTCGCGGAGAAACGCGCAACTGGATGGAAGTATGGCCCGGTAAAGAATCCTGATACGAAGGAGCATCCTTGCTTCATTCCCTACGATGGATTGCCAGAATGCCAGCGGCTCAAGGATGAGATGTTTGGTTTGGTAGTAAGGGCAGTGTTAGGATAAGAATCCTGCGGCTCCTCGAAAGAGGCACCGAAGTTGCGCCCGTACATGGTGCGATGAGCCGATAAACGGGCAGTCGCAGGAATTGAATCACTGAACCACCGGGAGAAAGAATGTCCGAATCGAAACGAGGATCGAACGGCGGGAACGCACGGGCCGAGAAACTGACGAAAGAGCAGCGTAGCACGATTGCTAAGCAAGCGGCGGCGAAAAGGTGGGGTAAGCAAAAGGAAGAGATTGTTTTAATTGACACAGAGACTCAAGATGGTATAGATCGAAATAGAGAAGAAATAGGTAGGTCAAATTCAATCATTGATGCCATGAAAGAAAAAGTAAAATCAATATCTGGTTCTACTAGTCCAATCCCATTTATCTACAAAGAAGAGCCAAAGACACAACCAATTACTACTGTAGATTCTATTCCTTCTTCTCCACAGACGCTACGTGTGACTCCTGCGGAAAAGGGGAGGAAACGCGCCTCAAAGGAAAACCAAACAGTATCTAAAGTTTACAGACAAGCTCTTTCTACAGCGGAAAAAGAGTACGAAGAAACAGCGGAAAAACTAGCGTATCATGATGAAATGGCTGCACGTCTAAAAGCTAGAATGCCAAGGCTGATTCAAACCATAAAGGCGCTAGGAGGAACAATTGATCCTCAAGTAGCGATGCAATCGTATCCGACGCAATCATTTAATACGCCGATGCAAGATTTTACCGATCCGGCTAGGATGAATCAACCGTATCAACCAATACCGGCAATCGAGCAGAATCCTATTGATCCTGCTTTGTACAGGACAAACTCTAATCCATTACCAGGATTAGTACCTGCTGCTCAAAATGCTCCTATGGTTCCTAATACGTCAGTAGGGGGAGCGATGGATTTGGATTATTCTCCAGTGGAAGATGAAGGACCAAAACTGGCTAACATGGGTGGAGGGTGGGTGTAATGACAGATCAAGAGAAGAAATTGGAATGTGAGCGTATTTGCGGAGAGTCTGGTAAGCGTGGGATACACAAATCAGCACCAGTGATGTGTCCTGTACTTCTTGATTTGTGGAAGAACCCTAATCGTAAAAACGACTATCAAGGGGTAAATTGAAGACCAAACTGGAAACGATGATCGAACTTGAGGATACCGTGCGTGCCGAGGTTAAGGCGCGTTATCCCGACATGGACGCTGATTGGGCGGTGAATCGGTACATGGATGCGATGTACAATGCCAGTAGGAAGACAGCGCAGTGCGTAGTTCCGATGATGGCAGAGGTTATTCGTTCGCAGATGGAACCAAAGGAGGCGTGATGATTGAAAGTTTAATAACACCAGAGCAAAGTGCGGCGATACAGCGCATGGAGGATAATAAACCTCCACACTGGATATTTGGGAAAATAGCCAAGGAAATTCATCAAGAAGTTCCTGACGGGACAGATAAACCAGCATGGGGGCACGGTTCGTACAAGGTAATTGGGAACATAGATGGATATTGCGAGTGGCAATTTGAACAAGGAATAGTCCCGTCCGATATAGACTTAACCAATATTCGTTATGTGATCTTTTGGAGGCAAGCAGTTCCTAACAAAAAAACAAAAGAAGTAAAAGCGTTTGCTTCATGGACGGGCGGAGGTGCGCAGAGTGTAGTTCCGGGACAAACGATAACGGTAGATGATGGAAAATATATCACCATTGGAACTAGCAATGAAGAGATTGAGAGATTAGCGAAGGACGCTTTAATCAATCTTCAAAAAATGGTCAAGAAATACTATAAGGAGTAGACATGTACGAAGAACGTCTTGCATTTGCGTTTGAACGAATAGCTACAGCGTTGGAGAGTTTCAATGAAGAATTTCGACAAGCAGGAACTCGATACTGGCCTCGACCAGGACAACAAAAAGAAGCCGTCCTCAGTCGCGTCCCAACCGAAGAAGATAAAATCCGAGAGCGGCAAGGATCAGGAGACAACACCCCCATTGACGAATGGCTCACCGACATTGGAGACCCAGAAGGTGACGCCGGAATTGTCGGAGAGCGAAGCCGACAATGGATCATCGACCATCCGCCAGAAAAAGCCAAAGTCGTTGATGCCAGTCCCAAAGCTGTCAGCGTTGGAGAGCAGGACACTTCAAGCGTTGAAGAGGTTGAAGGTAAAGCCGGAGGCGTTGCAGTCGTTACCGCAGATAACCCCAATGTTGAAAAAAAGTCTCAAAGGCGGACTAAGAACCGCTCTTGAGGCTATGCGTTTTGCAACGAACGATGAAGTGGTAGCGGATTTTCTGAAGGTTTACGATAAGATTCCTGTTGGCGATAGGGACAGATTGCCGTGGGAAGCTATAATGATAAAAGCCAAAGTGAATCCGATATACTTACTTGGGGCTATCCAGATGGCGGTGCAGACCTACAGTTGGAATAAGAGTAGATTCCTAGCGGTATCGAGTCATCCTGAGATCACAAAGAATAGAATCAAGTTCGCAAAGATGGCTGGAGGCGTAAAGGATAGAGAGGCGTTGGATATAGTCAACGGATTTTTGCAATCGCCGAAAGGACCAACATTTATTGGCAAGCAGGTTGCAGTATTTGGAGGTAACGGTGGTGGTCAGAATAACAATGGTGGCGGTAATGTAGTGGACGCGGAAGTAGATGGGGATGATGGGTTTGAGAATCTGTTTCCTAGTCCGAATGAGATACAAGACAAACTTGTTCCGATTAGACAAAGATTGTTGGAGGGGTGATTGATTAGGTTTATTGACCTTGGAAAACAGATAGCCACAGACCCGCACGATCCTGAATGGTCGCGGGAATTTGCTTTTTACGATACTTTGGAAGCTCATTTTATTTCTTTTGATAACCGGCAAATCTTTGATTCGGTTGATGATTTGAAGGACTGTCTGGACGATAACGAGGTCGCATACGGGAGACGGATACTAGGGTTGCTGCCGTCGTGGGTGCCGAAAAGCACTAGGAGTTTGGTGAGGTAGACTATCTATAGCCAGAAGATTATCGAGCAAAATATCTCATTCTATGAATCACAGAATGGTATTGAACTCGTGCGTCACACGTTTCCAGAAGTTCAGGAATTTTCAGAATACGTAAAAAACATAACGAAAATAGGAAGTAACTCTAAGGGTTCATGGATTGAATCTGTTGCTTCTATAACTCAAAAGAGACGGGAAGAAATACGTCGTTGGATTCTAAACGAGCAGGTTCTCTGTGGTTTAAGCTACCATTACTGGCGTGACAATTATGCTTATGTGACAGACGAGGGTGGAAATATAGTAAAGTTCCAAAATCGTAAGTCACAAGACGTATTTGATTCGGTTGTTGCTGATTTAGAGGAACAACAGGCTGGTATTCAGATTATCTGCTTGAAGGCCAGGCAGGTCGGGATCACGACACTCGTAGCATTGTATTTTAATCATAAAATGCTTTTCGTTCCAAACACTCTTTCTGTAATGGCATCAGTACAAGCATCGAAATCAGCCGAAATTGAGATCAAATTCGATACATCTTACGAAAAGTGTCCGTTTTGGCTAGTTCCTAATATATCTTCAAAAAGAAAGTTTAGCAACGGATCGCGCCTTATGGTTGAGTCTGGTATGCAACCGAAGGGTATCGCGCAAGGACAAACACCGCAGAATATTTTGATCTCGGAGATTGGTATCATCCCTAATCCTCATAACGTAATTGAGGAAGGACTGCTTCCTGCTACGCACGCGAATAAGAACTTGTTTATGGTGTTTGAGGGAACTGGTTCAGGAAACGTAGGATGGTTTCCTGATTTCTGGAAGTCACAAAAATTAAAAATGGCGACAGGAACAGGAAGAATGTGTCCTGTATTTATATCGTGGCCTTTGGCAACAGATATGTATCCTCAAGCAGACTGGATACGAGCGCATCCTGTACCACCAGGATTCTACGAAAGAAGAATGGATGCTACCAGAGCGCATATTACTAGATGTGAATCTTACATCCGTAACACTCCGTATCTGGCAAAGGTGGTAGGTGCAGATTATCGAGTACCTATTGAACAGCAGTATTGGTGGGAGTTAGAGTACGACCAAGCGCGTGAAAGACACTCTCTACAGCAACACGCGGCACGTTTACCAGCGGATGACTTTGAGGCTCTTACTGGAGTCCATGATAGTGTCTTTGACTTAGAGACAATCATGGAGTTGGAAGACGATATTTATGAGGTTAGGACAGGAGGAGAAAAGGTTCGCAGGAATCAATACCAAGTCTATGCAATCACAGGACACTCTATTTTAGAGGAGTTTGAGCCAAGAGAATCAGATATTGATTTTAATAAGGAAGTAATTCATCTAACACACAAAAACAATCGTGATGAGCGTTATGATTGGGAACTTGTACCTTTGCTTCCGATAGATGAGGAAACGGAAGCAAATACGTTTGATAAACTCCTAGTATATGAGCCTCCGATAAAAGGTGCAACGTATAGCTGCGGAGTAGATACAGCGCATGGATTAGGAAACGAGGATGAGGACCGATTCTGTGCGTCTATGACTAGGGTATCTACAGGATCAAGTGTGGATATGCAATGCGCAGAGCTTACGGCTAATCGTTTTAGCCCCGCTCAGGCAGTACCATTCCTAGCGGCAATGGCGTCGTGGTACGGACAGATTTCAGGTCATTATAGAGGAGTAAAGTTTTCGATTGAGCAGGTGGAAGGACCGGGAGATACTTGTCAGAACCAGTTAAAAATTATGGGTTTCAACTACCACCACACCCCCGGAAGACTTGACGGAAAGAAGGTAAAGGATGAGAATAAGCATAGGGAAGGTTGGTACTCGAATAGGACAACAGTTCCTATTTTAATGGATAGGTTTGTTGAGGCTGTTAACGGTGGTTGGTATGTTCCTATGTCGAAGTGGTTGATAGAGGAGTTAAAAACTCTTGAGCGTAGATCGAATGATGGTGGACGTGACAAGATGATTCACCAACAAAACAAGCATGACGATAGGATACGTGCCGCAGCGCAAAGCTATTTGAACTGCCACACATACGATGATTTATCGGCACGGTCACAGAGACGGTACGCACAGCCGAGTAGGAAGAAGTCAGACCCAAACAAGGGTCGCTGTATGAGTAACGCATTTTCAGTGGGAGAGTGGTAACATGAGAATAATGTTGACAACAATGAAAACAGAAAAAAGAGAAGACGTTCTCCAACGGAGTTATCGTGAGCAAGAGAAAGAGGATCGGGCGGAATCTGCTCGTAGGGAAGATATTCAAGACGAGCGTGCGATATGGTCTAATGTTTTGCAGTCACAGTTAGAACAAGGAAAAAGATTAGACGATGCTACCTTTGATGCAGACGAAGCGTTAAAGTCATATCGTGAAAGGTTTCAATAGAGGGAGGGGTAAATGAACCATGAAGTATTGATACTTTGTTTCACTCTTGCGACAATACCTATTCTGTGGCTTAGTATGAGTTGGATTAAATCTCCAATCATGGACGATGCCTTCTGGAAACGCCGCGAGGAAGCGCATTTTAAGAGGATCATGGCTGGTCTTCCGTATAGCGTTCATCTGTGGAAGAAATTGTTTGAATCTGTTCGTGATAACAAGCCGGAACATGAGCAGAATAAGTGCGCACAAGATGTTTACGACTACCTGAGACTCTTGGCACAATAACGGGAGGGGAAATGGATACAGCTACAGAGCTAGAACAATGGCTCCGCAAAGAAGCGCAAGAGAAGACTAAATACGCTGAATCTCGAAAGAGTGCTGCATTAGCATTCACATCTGAAACTTCTGATGCAGATCGAAAAGCGGCTCATCAAATGGCACAGCAAATAATGGGCCGAAAGTTCCCGATGCAGAGCAGGACAGAGGAAGAAAAAAGCAATCGTATTCAGATACGGATCGCTGCAAAGCTAGAGCAAGAGGCGGCAATGCTTTTGCGGTTTGCAGATTTTGTAGCGGGGAGGAACAATGGGAATCATCCAGTGGTGGAACGACAGGAATCGTAGTGACGAGCCTGTAGAGATAGCGGCTAAACCATCTGAGATAGTGCAGGAACAGAGCGATTACGACCGTGTGTATAAGTACGGTGCTGACGGCGGACACATCGTTGATTTGACGAATAATCCTAGGAAAGAAAACGATGGTTTTGTGCCAGACCGCGAATTGCTAACTCCGTACAATCGGGCGCATCAAGGGACGCGAGACGGAATTAACTCGTTGATGAGGAGATAGGTTTGAATCACCCAGTCGATGAAAGTGGCGGTGGATATGCTTTCTCTCCAGACCCGATGGATGAGCCTCTATACTATCACGATGAGAAGTCCTTGAAAGAGGCAGAAGAAAGAATCCGTGTAGAGTTTCAAGAGAAAAAAGAGAAAGAGACACAAAGGAGACAGATGAGCGAAATTAAGATTGATGTACCAGGAACTCCGATATACGAGCGCGTTAAGAACGCAATGGGCGCGGTTACGATCACACGCGAAGAAGGCGACAGCATCATAGAATACGTCAGAGGTGCGATTCACGATAGCGAAGGATTAAAGGATTGCAAAGTGGATATTGTGGCTCTCACAGATAAACGTATGGCGGATTATAGTGATTGGATATGGGAGAACCTTGATAGAGCAAGTGTAGGAAAAGAGTTATTGCCACGTCTCGAATGGGATAAACCGGGCAGGAAACTATTCACATACGGTGATTTATCGAAACGAGGCAAGGCATGAAATCTATAAAACTCACCAAGCGACTCAACGAACACGAGAACTGTCTCATTCTCTGGACACCATGGACCACGGTAGTGTGGGATCGTGGTTCTATCCAGTGTAGAGGTACGGACGAATTCGAGTTGGTAATTAAGTATCGTGCTTGGGGGCCGATCTTCTACTTTGGCAACCGGGATATTGAGAAACTAGGAGAACGGTCCAAGTTCGACAGTTTCCAGTGGACTAGGATTCAACCTCGTTATGCAGAATCAAGAGCGCGTAGGATAAGCGATAGGGACTATTTCGAGAATAAAGAGCAACTGGTAAGGCAGAGGAAGAGAAAAAATCCAGCGGATATGACGTATCCAGAGCGTCATGCGGCGACGTTGGAAGTCATCAGCAAGATGAAATTCAGTGATAATTTCATGCACCTGATGACGACTCCGTATGGTAAACTTGCATTGGAGCGCGGGGAAGAATGTAAGGATGATGCGACAGGTGAACTCTTGACAGAAGATATGTACGCAAGGGACAAGGAAAAGAACCTGCGTATAGCACCGAGAACTGGAGGCGGTCTTTTAGGATTTAAGAGAGCGGAGAACGGCGAAGGGTACGGAACTATTCGTAGAGTTCCAGCTATAGAAACTATGGAAATAACAAGCGGTCAATCGGAGATACTTCAACTGGAGGACGGTCAATGAGTACGGCATCTACAATAATTTCAGATCGCATTTCTATCCTTAAAGCGGAGATGGAAGCTCTCAAGAAAGAGCGCAAGGAACAGGATCGTGCGTTGAAGGCGTCTAATCGGTGGGTGAATGTCAAGAAGCGTGTACCCGCGCAGGACGCTCAAAAGGTAATTGCTTGGCATGACGGTAGGATGGAATGTTGCTGGTTTCAAAATGGAAAGTGGTTTGTATACAACGGAACGTATTTCCTAGAGAACAAGGACGTAATCGAAGATGTGAGTCACTGGTGCGGTATAGATTGGATGACTTCAAGAGATTATCCTATGCGCGGACCAGGATTCAAAAACGCTATCCTCTATATATGGATGAGGATTTCCAATCGAGCGTCGGATATGGCGTATGATCTGAGGCCGAAGTCTTGGAGTCGAGGGGCGGCGCAACTGGGTAGGAAACCTGTTTTTTATCGTGACTCTTCTGGAAAAGTAATGAGCGGGATGCCTGAGAATTGTCCTGCGCCGAGAGGATACGAGAAAATCGTTTGCAATAATGTTCACGAGGCTGAGAGGTACTCGGAACTTCAGAGGCGTCAGGAGAGGGTCGATCATAATCGTCAACAGGCCGAGCGTGGTGCGATTGAAAATGAGTTTGCAAGCGAGATCAGATCAGAGATGAGGACGAAATACGCAAACGCTAGGAATCCAATCAATCGGGAGTTCATGCGAAGGGCATTGGAAAACAACGCGAACAGGAAAGACCCTACCGCGTTTGAGCGGGAATCGTACCTTCACGCGGAAGCCTTTGAACAAGGACGGTAGATGGGAGATGAAATGGATACTGAAGATGTGATGTATGAAATCAAGCAAGTAAGAAACGAAATAGCGAAACTGCGAAAAAACATAGACGATCTTTCGTACAAGTTTTATGGACACTCCCATCTAGAAGACGGGGAAGTGCATAGGAACTTCAAAAAGGAAGAGGAGTTTCGCAAGCAGGTAATAGAGCTTTTGAGTTGAAACGGGATATACAAAAAAACAGTAGACGTTTGACAGATTTTACTTGACAGTGCGCACCAGAGGTGTATACTTTTAATATGCCACAGCGATTACAGAAGGTAGTGATCTGGATTTGCAGTAGGTGTGGACACGAATGGAGTAGCGTAAATGGCGACAAGCCACTTCGCTGCGCTGAGTGCAAATCACCTTACTGGGACAGACCGCGTAAAACCAAATCCGACACTCGCTAATTCAAGGCATATTGGAATAACACGTGAAAGCGAAGACGAACAGCAGTGAACAGCAGATGGTTGTTCAAATCAAGCCTCCAAAGTTTCAAATTGGAGTTTTTCACATCTATGGCGTAGCCCCTCTAGTCATCAACAAGTTCCCACAAAAAGCATTGGAAGAGATGGAAGCTCGGCAACGCGCTGGCAGTCAAGCAAAGAAGGGCGCGAAGCGAGAATCCAAGGATTTCGATAGCCTATACGAAGGCGCAAAGCATATCAGCCGCGAAGGATGGTGCGGTCTACCTGCGTCTGCTTTTCGCAATGCGATGATCTCGGCTTGCCGCCTTGTAAACTTCAAAATGACACTTGGAAAGCTAAGTGTTTTTATTGAAGCAGATGGTTTTGACCGCGATGAGGGTACACCTCTTGTTCGTATTGTTGAGGGCGAGCCAAGGCCAGTGAAGATGGCTGTCCGAAACGCAACAGGCGTATGCGACATTCGTATTCGTCCGATGTGGGATGAATGGAAGGCAGTTCTCCGTATTCGTTTCGACGCTGACATTTTCAGCCTTACCGATGTGACGAATCTCCTTATGCGCGTAGGAGAACAGGTAGGACTATGTGAGGGTCGTCCTGATTCCAAGTCTTCTGCTGGTATGGGTTGGGGATTGTTTAAGATTGAGGAGGCGAAATAATGGCAACAGAAGCGATTATTTCAGAACTCCGAACAATCGCTGCGAAGAATGACGGGCTGCTGAAACCAGAAGACGTGGTGGAATCAGCCCGTCCCATAAATTCTCCGCTGCATACTCGGTTCACATGGGACGATACAGAAGCGGCAAATCAGTATCGTCTACAACAAGCGAGACAATTGATTCGCACAACAATTCAGTACATCGAAGTGGATGGGAAAGATCAATCATTTCGTGTATTTTGTAGCCTTACTCCAGATCGTGAAAATGATGGTGGAGGGTACAGAGAAACCGTTGCAGTTCTTTCCAATCGGCAGTACAAGGCACAACTTTTATCAGACGCGCAGGAGGATATGCGTCGTTTTGAGGAAAGATATTCACGGTTGAAAGAGTTGTCGTTGGTAATCAAGGAAATTCGTAAAGCTCTGGCTGAGTAAGCGAGAGAGTAGGTTCTGGTGCGGCAGGTATGGTTGGAATGGGCGGTTGTGTTGAGTATGGCTGTGTTTGGAATCGCAGGTACGGTCAGGCTCGCATTGGAGTGGCGAGGCGGGGAAACGCAGGTAAGGAGTGACGAGGAACGCAAAGGTTTGTCTAGGACATGAACGGCAGGTCGCGTTAGTTTAGGATGGACAGTTGTGGAACGATGAGGACGGTAGGTTCGGGCACGGTGTAGTAACGCAGGCGTGGCATGGCGGGGCGTCGAGGGGATAGTTTTGGATGGGTCCGTCAATGAGTGTAAACGAAAGGTGCTAATGATTTAAGACCAAAGGGCGGCGGTCTTCGGATCGCCGTTTATTTTTTTCTTGACATACGAATGTTTTTCCTTTACGATTCGTTTAGCCGTATCTAAGGATGCGACACGTACCGGGAGGAAAGCGATGCGGTGTGCCTTCTAAACTTGAAACCGTAAGGTGGCAGGTGCCTAACTGGGAGGCATCTGCGAGTGAAAAGATCGGCTGGATTGAAGAGTGTATTTCAGAAGGTGAGGGTTATCTATCTGGCTCCTCGGCTTATAGGAATCTCAACAGAAATCTGCGTGTGTTTGATGGAGTTTTTAACGATAAAACAAAAAGTACGCTAGTCACAAATCAGTTAAAATACAACATTCGGAAATTCTGCGAAACCCTTGCGGAAGTACGTGAAATTGCGGGGTTTAGCTCAGACGTACCTGCCTATAAAGCAATGGCAGAGATGCTTACAAAGGTAAGCAAATGTGTTTATTTAGAGTCAGATTTTCCCTACCAAATCCTAAAAGTTTTGCAGTACGCAACAGTTTGCGGCATTGGATATTTATGGCCTAAAGTTCGTCCGACAGAGTACGGATTTGGACCAAGAGAAATGACATTTGATGCGCTAGGGCTATTAGATGTAGTTCCAGTCCAGATACCTGCTTGGTCAAACGATATTCAAGATTGTTATGCTTGCACGGTTTATGATTATATGCCCATTGCAGAGGCGAGTGCGAAATTTCCTCTATTCCAAGGCCAACTTCAAACAGTTGGAAGAAATAATTACAAAACTTTAATTCAGGCACAGCGGCAGGATTTTGCTGCTACGTTTCGTTATGGAATGGTTGGGGATGTACAGAGCCGGAGTTTTGGAAACCTGTACACAGAGATAAGATACACATTTATTAGAGACATACGGATCAACACTACGGGAAAAGAGATGCAGATGGGTGATCCGGGAACGTCCTGGTTCTATAAAGTCCCGTCTATGGGACAGCCTATTTTTGGAGGGATGAGGGATGGAAAACCATACAGTCGTCCAGCGATGCCTGAAGATTGTAGAATCTACCCTAACCTACGGCTCATCATTACGTCTTCAGGACTGGACAGGCCGATGTATGACGGTACTTCCTTCGATTGGGACTCCAAAATACCAGTCATTCAGTATACAGTGGATGATTGGGCATGGGAACCGCTAGGACGGTCATTAGTAGGGGATGTCGCGTCAATTGAGAACACGATTAGGAAGCACGAAAGGCTGATGGATCAGGTTCTTACGGCAGGAATGAATCCTCCAATGGGGTATGATTTGGATACCAACGGTGGAGCGAAGATTGAGCATTTTGATATTTTTGAACCTGATGTAAGGCTAGGACTTGCAGGTGGAGAGCCGACAAAGACATTCCAATCGCTGTTACCTGATTCAGTGAGAGTGACACAAATAAATGAAACGTACCTTAAATACTTGGGTGATAAAGAGTTAGCTCAGCTTGGATTGAATGATGTTGGGAACCTTTCCAACATGAAAATGAATATCGCCAACGACACAGCAGATAAAATGCTGGAATCTATCGGTCCTATCGCTAAGGGAATTGCGATGAGGATAGAAAAAGCCAATAAGCGCGTAGGAGAGAGGATGAAAACTCTTATTCCTCAATGGTTTGACGCTGCAAGGCTTATTGAATATGTAGGACCGGACAGCATAGCGAAGGAAATGTTTGACTACAATCCTGACGATATGGTTCCTAGCCATCTGCCAGATGAATTATTAAGTGGTCAATTCCCTACAACGAAGTCGATGTACGACCGTCTGACCAGAGCGAAGTTTTTTGCGAACAAACTTCGTCTTGTCACTGTTCCGAATACGCTACTCAGGATCACGGCTATGCAGCGTCAGATGATGATGCTGCAATTAAAGCGCAGCGGAGCGCCTTTAAGTTGGTCTACTGTGATGAAAACAATCGACATAGCGAACTGGGGAGATTCACCGGGATCGACTGAAAAGGAAAAATACTTCAACGAGGAAACAGAATTGCAGGTCATGGCGATTATTGCTAAGGCTAAGGCTTTCATGAAGTTGAAGGAAATGGGGATTGATCCGTCTGTATTGGAAGGTGGAGAACAGGGTGGTAAGGGCGGTAAAGGAGGCGGCAAAGGACCAGCAGGACAGCACGCGGGGGGACGGCCACCTTCGGGGCAGGCGTCACCAAAATTGGCCTCCAAAGGGGGAGCAGGTGGAACACCCAGGACGGTCGTAAAAGAATCATAGCTTGTGAAAAGGAGATAATAATAATGGGTATCAAAATCAAAATTCAACGTGACGTGCTGAGAACAGAAGCAACAATCGAACTTCCAGCTCAGGTTGCGGAAGTAGACGAACTGTTGAGAGCGACCAATACTGACGGTAAGCTCATTGTTTTATATAACAAAGGGTATATCCAAGGGATCAACATTGAGCAAAATGAAAAAATACCTGAGACTAAAACCAGTCAAATACGGACAATTCTTAAACTTGGAGACAAAGAACTTTAGTCTAACCGAAATCGAATACTTCTTGGGAAAGACGTTTAGCTGCGAGTTCTGCATAATCTTCGCGGATTTCTATACCGATTGCTTTTCGTCCTAGTTTCTTGGCTGCTACCAGTGTCGTACCACTTCCACAAAACGGATCGAGGATTGTTTGCCCCTCTCCGCTTGCGACTGAAACTAGCCGTAGCATAACGGAGAGGGGTTTTACTGTGGGATGTCCCATCCATCCGTTTTGCTCTGCTGGACAAACAATGTATCTGCTACGTGATTCGTATCCTCCAAAAAGACAACTTGAATCCTCGAAAGAATGGACGATATACTCTGTGTCGGGAAGGTAGTTCGCGTTGACCAGAGGCGTAGGATTCGGTTTATTCCACGTCAAGAGCATCCATCGCCTTTGAGATGCAAGGGAAAGAATTTCCAAGAGTTGTTGTTTGGCACAGAATACCATCCAATTCTTGAATGGCGCTAGGATACTCGTATCGAACCCGTCGTCAAGCTCACCATCTATAGAGGATAGGTATTCTCGTTTAGCTCCTATTCCCCCCCCAGACGCGACCAGCTTGTACGGTGGGTCTGTCAGTAGCAGGTCGCACTTGGGAAGAGTCGGTAGGACTTCTTTGCAATCACAGTTCCAGATTGTTATTCCGTTATGAGAATAATACGGTTTCATTGTTTCTCCCACTTGATTATATTCCTGCGCTTAAAGGATTTCAACTTAAAAAGTGGCGAAGAAAAGATTTTTGAAGAAAAGTTCGCAGAAACGTAAAAAAGACTTGACAAATGGTCAGATATGCTCTACTTTTTATAAAGACGAACAGAACAAGACGCTGGAACAAGAGCGTTAAGAACTGAAGTAGTCAAGAAATAGCGCGTGCCCCTTGCCTTGTGGCAAGAACAAGTACCGGCTAGAAGCGAAATCGGCTTCTGGCCGGTTTTTCGTGT